CATTTGCTTTGTGTCTTCCGATATAACGTGCTTTTCGTTCCGGGTCTTTGTGATGAGTAAAGTCTGACATTCCAGCATCTCCAAAGGATATCTTTTTAACATGATCCCCATGTTGGACATAGGCATCATATTTCTTTGTCGGGTTTTCTGACTTTACAAGTTTTATGAGTTTCATCTATTAGTATTATATAATTATTTTTGAATTTAACAATATTTAGAAGTTTTCTCATTATCAAGACAGGTTTTACATATAAGCATATGTTTCTCATTAATTACCACGCGGCACTCTTCACACCTGCGAATGTAGAATTCCTTTAAACCATCTTTGATAAGAGAAATCATCTCTGGCGTAAAGATACCAATCATAAGAACCATCATCGGCTTGTCGCCACCCGTTCTATCGTGATATTTCACAAATCTTTCACCGGCGTAAAAGTCTGTATACTCTTCGGGAATATACTCTGGTGAGACATACTCTAGACACATCTTAAGATATGTATCTACTGCTTTATCAGCAGACACAACTTCAGAATCATACAAATCGTGATTCTCAAACACAAGAATCTGGTAGTCCATTTCTTAATACTTAGTTTTTTGATGATCACGTTTCAATTTTATTTACGATACATCTTTCGCGTTTTACGACGTTTCGCAGTTTTCAAATAAGATAAATCACTTAATACACCTTTTGTATTAAATGCTTTAATAGTATTAAGATCAATGTTAAAATCTTTTATTAAATGTTTCATAACACGAATTACAGAGGAATGCAACCGTAGTAAATCTTCCTTTTTATCTTTATAATTGGAATCATTTACTAACTCGTATAACGCATCTTTGAGATGAGCCATTCCATTGACCGTGGATAACGCATAAGAATATTGAATATTCTTGTCTTCACACGCAACAATACGACCAACGTGTTCTAACTCGGAGTTTGCCCACTCCATAACAGCTTTTGCCGTTGTATGGTATTTATATGGTGAGGCCATTTATATTAATATATAAGATTTTATAGTAGTATGGAAAAAGCAGTTGCAGTCTTTAACACACGTTCTGTAAAAGGAACAGTTCTTTTTACAAACAGAAAAAATGGATTATTCATTGAAGCAGAATTCACGCAACTTCCAAAAGGTCTTCACGGCTTTCACATACACAAAGCGGGTGATTTACGAGGTGAAGGATGTAAATTAGCATGTGACCATTATCACAAAGGACCACCATGTAATCACGGAGGTCCGCCAAGTTCTAAAGGTACAAGACATACGGGGGATTTAGGGAATGTTGAAGAAGGTCGTTATACATATACTTTACATGATGTATCTGTAAACGATGTGCTAGGTCGCTCTGTAATTATTCACGCAGATGAAGATGATTATGGTAAGGGTGGTAAAGACGATTCATTAACTACTGGGCATTCTGGTGCTAGGATTGGATGTGCGGTTATTGGTAGAATGATGTGTTAAAGGATTAAAAAATTGATAATAATATTTTATAGCTAAACTATTATTAGCAAATGTCTGAAGAAGTAGTATGCGATATGTGTACATATATAGAGAAGAACCAAATGGCTTACGCTAGAGCAAAAGCAACTGAAATTGCTCATAAAGAAGCACATGAAGCAGCAAGTGCTAAAGCAAGTCTTTTAGAGCCAGAAACGTATATTGAGTATTATATGTTGTATTACAGAATTGAGTATACGAGAGTCTACGATGAAGCATATACTAAGTTTAAAGAGGAGTATGTAGAGTTGTTAACAGTGAAACATTTGGTATCTGAGAACATTTGTAGTTATCATCGAGAGAATATTATGTGGTATAAGGTGGGTGGTGTTGAAGCGTATTATGGATGTAAGTGATTTGTTAAAAAATTGATTTATTTTTTTTATATTTGTTAGTATAACAAAAAATGGCTGAAGATATAGATAACTTATCAAATATTTTTAGTGAAGAAACAGATGATCCATCAAATGTTTTCATACAACTCCAGTGTTTAAGAAATGAAATCAGCAATGATTGGTCAGATATTATTTCAAAACTTACTTCACTAAATAATGATATGATTAATATTAAGGGCGATAATTGTTCACTTCTTGAACAAGTAAAAACATTAAAAGATGAGATGTTTCATATGAAAGAAGAGATGCGATTGTTAAAAATGAAGCATACTGGCGGTTCACAAGTAGGTAAATATCAATGTATAGTGTTTACAAATAGTCTTAAATCAGCTTTTAGTAATGAACCTCTTCAGAATAAGAGTTTTAGCTATAAGATGACAGTTAAAAATAGGATTTCTAAAACATTTAATGAAGATTCTCACTGGATGAAAAACTATACTATTAATGAAATAGATTTTAAAGATTATCATCACAAAATAATGAGCAATGTTAGTGAAGTAATTATTCAAGATATAATTGTGAAACAAGAACGATTTCCATTTATTTTCGACTATCAGAATAGCGATATAACTATAAAATTAGAAATTAGTAGCGAAGAAATATTACTAAATAAACATGTTAGAACATACGTTATGCGAGATATAGTTGGATGGTTATGTCAAGATATCTTATTTGATAATGCTAGGAAGATTACTAAATTATTGATTTAATTTTATTGGTATAAAGTATCTTTTACTATTTATATTATTCAAATAAATGCGCATATATTCTAACAAGGAACTAAGTCCAGCTTTATGCGATGCATTATTGAGAATGGTTGAGTTTCCTAGAATAGGATTTACGAAAGATGATATGGTATACAAAGTAGATGTAAATAACGATTGTATTTCATTTTTTCGGACAAATATGTATACAAAAGCACCTATTGGCTTTAGTGCTGAATTTGTATCAGATTATAATGATTTTAGACAAGTTAAAGTATCTGCATTAGATCTGAAAACATACGATATGTGTGGATTTGGCAAGATTTATAAAAATGCCATTCAATTTCCGAAAGATTTAAGTCATGGAGATTTAGTATATGTAGATACTAAAAAGAAGATTACTAACTTATTGATTTAATCCATTCTCTTTGCATGGAAATTAGTATCATCTATCTATAATAATTATTATAAAAAAATTGATTTCGTTTTTTGTTTACTTTAGGTATCACTACACATAGAATGAAGATACTTGTATCAAAATTTGACAATGATTCAAGAGATCAATTTATGAAAACTGATAAGACTGTAATGGGTTCTGAATTTAATATGCATTGTCTCAGTGAGAATGATATTGTTCTAGGATTTAATTATAAGTCTAATGAACTATTTGGTATTGGAAGAATTGGTCTATTTGAGAATAATCAAATTATTAGAGAAAATCCTATTTCAAATGTTCAGGGAATCTATGATGGGGAATATTCTAAATACTCTAAATATGAAATTGCTATTAAGAACTTTTGTCCATATAAAATGAATATTGATAAGCTGGTGAAGATTTTGAAAATAGAGCCAAAGACAAAAAATAACTTCATGAAAAACTCAAATACGAGGTCCTTTACACCAATTTACTATAAATCTTCAAATGAAGATGACAATAAAAGGATTATTGATACTTTTACATTAATTATTGAAACTGCTTTAGAAAATCTTGAACTAAATAACAAGATTTTGAATGATAAGATTAGTATTCTCGAAAAAGAGTTAAAGATTGCAAATGCTATTCAGTAAGAAATTTTATTTAAAAAGTTTGATAGAAATACTCTTTTTTAACAGGATTTGTAGAACCCATCCTAAAAGCATACTCTTCAATAGACCAATCTTTCCACATAACATCTATCGCTGCTTTACCCTTTCTACCAACGTAGATGCCAGCATTACCACCTTCTTCACTCCACATACATTTTATCCAAATATTATGTTTTTCAATCAAATAATTAAAAAGTTCATACGGAGGATTCCAAGCGGTATTGAATCGTATTTCTAAACCAGTTGGACCCTTTTTTAGCATTTCATATTCTGTTCGCTCCCATTTGGTTCCCCAGAACTCTACACACGTATGGTTCTCGTGATTCTCTAATGGTCTTAACTTATTGAAGAGAAATTCATTATTTGTTAGCATATTTATGATGTCTTCTGAACCTCCTATTGTTATGGTGTTTTGGCACTGGTTTGGCATTATATTTATCTCTTTATTTATTGGTTCTTTGGGTTTAGATTGGGATTTATAAAATGGAAGTGTGATAGACTCCAGTGAAAAATCTTCTTATGAAAGATTTTTTGTTACCTGCGGAAAATAAAAAAATTGATTTAGGATTTGGCGGATTTGGTGGTTAGTTTTAAAAGATGCCATATTTGATGGGTTTCATTAGTGATGATGAAAATTTTAAAGATAAAATATATATCTCTGCTATTGGTAATGACAGACATCCTTATGAATGGTATAATGAAAAGATAAAAAATAATAAGTTTCCTAAATCAAATTATATTTGGAAACCGTGTAGTATATTGAGAATTAATAATAATGATCTTTGTTCAGCATATTTAAAATTAATAGACAACTATAAACTATTAGGAAATCATTTATATAATATGTTAATCAAAGATTATAAACAAAATATGAGTCAATTCTTTAACGATGCAGATGATATTACTAAAGAATTAATAGAAAAGATTAAAGAAAAGAAAAAGAAACAAGAACAAAAGATAATATTTGATGAATTTTGTAAACAGCGTGTTCGCCAAGATGAATCAGCATACTTTACATTAAAACATATTGAAAGATCATATAATAAATGGCGTACTAGTTCATCCGAATATAAAATAATTAAAGATTTTAAATCTTTAATTAATGAAAAATATTGTGAACCAATAGATGGTAAATATAATGGATATAGGGTATTTACAGATAAAGAAGATGTTGAGATCTATGACGAGGAAGATTGATCATCTGTTAAAGGATTATAATCAACATCTGATTCTACACCATAATTATTAAATATTTGTCCTTTATTTGTTTATTGTGGTTTGTTGTTTAGGTTGGGGGGATTTGTTAAAAAAATAACAGCTTATTTTTTAAAAAAATAATTATAAAAAGAATTTTATAAAAAGATTACTTAAAAAAAGCTTAGATATATTATTTAGAAGAATGGAAGATCTAGAATATGAACTAGAGAAGCAGAGAGAAAAGATTGCATTAGAAGTGAAACATAAAATTAAAGACCTTGAAAAAGTTGGTAAAAGATTAACATATGATAATCAACAAGAAGCAGCCTTAGAAATTTTAATTCACTATATAAATGGTAAATATTCAATAACACTAATTGCTCAACCTGGTACTGGTAAAACTGGCACTGTATTTGAATTAATGAAACAATTGGGATTACATAATGATATAGGTATATTAAGTAAAAACATGGTAGTATGTTCTGGAATGTCAGATATTGATTGGGAAAAACAATTTGCAGATAATTTGATTGACTCATTTAAATTAAATGTATTCCATCGTTCAAAATTATCAAAGAATATTGATTTATTCTCATCACTAAAGAAAGGATTAGTTGTAACAGATGAATGTCATATAGCAAATGGCACTAAGATGATATTAGGGAATACTTTAAAAAATGCTGGTTTATTAGATATTACTATTCTTGAAAATCGTGATGTAAGAATGTTAGATGTATCAGCAACTCCAGAAGGTATTCTAGAAGATTCTACTAAATGGGGAGAAAAAAGTGCTAGGGTAATATTAAAACCTGGCTCAGATTATAAGGGATTTCAAGTTATGCTAGATGAAGGACGTATTAAAAAATCACCAATATTTGAAAAATATGAAGATGTATTTAATTTCTTAAAAATGTTTGATGATAGATATAAAAATACTACGAAAAAATATTTTCCATTTAGGATTAATGATCCACAAATATCTGAATGGTTAATAAAAGCGTCAATTCAATTAAATTGGCATCAACCAATTGAACATAACTCTGAAAATAGAGTAGATTATATTGATGATAAGATGAAAGATTCACCTTCAAACCATCAGATTATTCAAGTAAAAGGATTTTGGAGAGCATCAAAACGACTAATGAGAAAACATGTAGGTGGTACATATGAAGCAATTTTAAAAAGAAGGGATACTACTGGCACTTCTCAATCTTTAACAG